CCCCAAACTTTAACTCTTCAATATTGGTAATCGGTGTATGAGCTACGCGCGAGGTATCAATCCCGAAATTATCAAAATACTGCTGCGGTGCACCGAACTCATTGTCATAGAAAAGCATCACAGAGTCTGGGTATTTTTCCATAAATGCCTTTCCCAAGAGAAGGGCAAAGGCTGTTTTAAAGTGCTTTGAAGGTCCAGCGAATACTGTAATTCCTGGTACAAATCCACCATCAAGTTTTCCTGAAACTGCTACGTTTATCGCAGGAATCGGAGTAGAAACTTCTTCCTGCTTTGTAAATACCTTTGACTCACCGAGAGTAGAAGTATTCTTAATTGTTGAATTCTTTAAAATTTTATCTAAAAGTGACATGGTTCCTCAGTATCTATTATACTACTAAATGAAAAAAGAGTCAAGCGTTGATATCTTTTTATGGTTCCAACCTATAACTCCCAAAATCAATGTTAGAGGATCTAGAAATGTTTTCTCAAATTGCTTCTCGTAATCAATTGATTCGTTTAACATAAACTCTTTAGGCAAATTAGAAGAAAACGAAATAATGTCTTCTTGAATAACATTAGGCTTCTTAAGGTAAATAAATTTAATCTTCTCGCCTTCGTTAATGGTAGAGTATGTATTGGTCAGATCAAGCTTATTAAGAAGATGGTTGTAAATTAGGGATCCTCGAACATGGATTGGTGTTGCCTTCTTGTAAATGTTAGTTCTGTCGCGATAGTTCGCTAACCCATTAACAGTTCTTGGAAAAGAAATTTCTTCTGGTTTCATTTTAAAGAAAGATTGTTTAAAGGCAGACACGAACTGAATCAAATCGTCTTCTTCTTTTGTCATAATAATCTTTAGCGCGTCTTTGATCTTAGAACGACAAGACCCAGGTGTAGAAGAACGCACTGCTTCAATACCCATGATCTTTAACTTTGGTTCAGAATAACGAACACCTTCTGAGTCATGAACGTGAAGAATGTAACGCTTTTTTGCAGTCCAGATACCACGATCCGCGATTGATTCTCTTTTCATCGACATCTTGTTATCAAACGCATTCATATACTCAGCAAGCTCAGCATATGACTTGTCAATGTAAGGACCGATTTGATCTTCGCAGATCTTATCGATCAGGTTAATTGTTTGTTCCTTATTTTTGTTTTTAACAAATTTAGTGACGATCGGATCGAAGTCAATATAGACTGAATCTGTATCAACAGCAATAATGTAATCGCGATTACTGCCAAGCAACTTATTGAAATACTCATTTAACTTCCTCTCAATCCAGCGAATTGACAACTGTCCTGAAACAGTGATCGCTTCTGCCAACCTTGAATCGAAAAACCTGAAGTATTGATTACCCATAGCACCATACGCAGAGTTTAAAGCAATCTTTTTCGCCATCTGCAGATTTTTGTATTTTGAAATCTCGTTTGTGTATTTCTTTAGTTCAACTGCGTTTAGCTCGTGTTTCTTAGCTTCTAATTCTTTTTCAACAAAGAGTTGCTTCTTTTTATATTCCTTACGTTGATCGAACATCCATGCCATCAACTCAGGTAAAAATCCTCTCGCAGTACGATCAAACATATGACCGTTTGCTGTAACACAAACGTTTTGATTTTTAGCCCAAGAAGTATCTAGCTTCTTCTCAACTAGTTTGTTGATATCCAAGTTTTTAAAACTATTTTCTACTAAACACTCAGGCGAGATATTGTACTGCTGAATTAACATCGGATATAGAGATGTTAAATCAAATGACACGACCCAGTTATGGAAACCTACCATCGGGTCTTTAACGAACGCACCTTCAATCGAAGTCTTTTTTGACTCTTTGCGAGAAGGAATAACATAACCCTTCTTGAGTAGATGGTTGTAGATGATAACGTCCCACATACGAACCTGACCGAACACGTCATCAAAGTTTACCTTGGCGTCATAAGCCATGGTGATCGCAAGCTCGATCAACTTCATCTTATCTTCTAACGCTTCTACAAGAGTAATGTCATGAGCGTTGTAATCAATAAACTTTTCCCAGTCATTCTTGTAAAGAAGATGAAGCGAACCGTATTCAGAATAATCAATCTTCTTTACACCAAGCTCAACCGAAGCAATGTGATCTAGCTTGTAGCTCTCTTGATTTGTGTAGGTGAATTTCTTGTACAGGTCAATGTAATCAAGAACTGAGATGCCGAAGATTTCATAAGTAGATTGTGTTCTTCCCATGATCTCAATTTCGCGTGGTTTTAGAATACGCCAAGGTGAAAGATAAGAAGCCTTTGTGTCACCGAACAGTTTCGTGATGCGGTTCGTGAGGTAAGGGATATCGAAGAACTTAACGTTCCAGCCTGTAATAATATCTGGGCAGTTGTCGCGCCATACTTTCATGAACTTCTCTAGTAACTCATGTTCCGAAGAACACTTTACGTAATCAAAGTTTCCTGTGTTCATACGATTATATTCACCGCATCCAAATACAATCTGTTTAGATTGGTTCGTGAACTTAATCGCGATGGCGTTGACTACTTCAGAAGCGGATGCGATATCAGGAAAGCCGTTCTCACACTCCGTCTCGATATCAAGATATGCGATCACGATATTAGAGAGATCCCAATGAATATCAGACGGATAGTTCTGCGAAATGTATTGGTAAGGAGGTTGGATGTCGCCGTAGACCGAGAAGTTATCAACGCCTTTGTTTGACTCGATAAACTCTTTTGTTTCTTTGATCGAACCTGCGTCGAACTGTTCTACGGGATAACCAGATAGATTTTTAAATTTAGTATTGGAAGTCTTAGATTTGGCAGGAACCCAGATGGGAGGATGGAAGTCAGTTACTTCTTCATTGAACCGACTTCCATTTTCTACTTTACGAACGAATAGCTTGTTACCCCAAGCCTGTACATTGGTATAATGGTTCACTATTATATTATAGTATGAAGTTGATTGTTAAGCTAGAATTATTTCTTCTGAATATTGATTTACTTTGGCCAACAATTCAGCACCATAACCTGTGTTTAGATTTAAACCTCTGCCACCAATTATTTGTGTAACTGCTTTGTTCGCTGACTTTTGATCTGTAAATGTAAGATTGTTCTTTAGGCCGTACTTGACAAAATTTACAGAAACCATAGCAGACAAAGAAGGATTGTTTACGAGCCAGTCTGGGTTCTCAACGATATCAAACCCAGATAGGTCACCAAAGTATTTGTAATTGTTCTTTCCTGTTAGCTGAATATATCCGCGACCACGATACTTCCAACCATCACCAGGTTCGGTGTTGCCCATGGACTTACCAATAGAATTACCAGAACCATAGATCAACTCAGCGAATACTTCTGGATTTGCCTTTGCTGCGTTTAATTCTTCATCTGTTAGACTAGCTACTCTTGAACCAAAGATAGAACGAATCCTTGGGTTGCCAGTCTTTGAGTAATTGAGGTTTTCTTCTTTTGGAACCAGACCGCATTCTTTCTTCATGTTGGCAATGATTGCCTTTTGAAGAAACTTATCAGTTATTCCACAAGCAACAAATGCGTCCAGGATGGGTTGTAATTTGTTATCCATATCTATGTCCAGAGAGATCCTCTGATTTTGATTAAAGCTATCTTTTTCTTCTCGTCTTCCTTTTCGTATTGTTGGTCGATCTCATGACAATGATCCAGAGTTTCTCTTAACTCATTTAAAATAGAACTTTGTTCTGCGTCTTCTACTTTCTGAGTATCTAAAAAATAATCAGTTCGGAGAGTTTTCATATCGACTCGTTTTGATAATTCGTAATATTTTTCATACGCATCTTTTCTGCTAGGACGAGTTACAGTCCACCAGTGATACAGATCCTTAATGAGTTTGCATTCTTTAGCTTTTGATCTAGAGTAGTGGTCATCATTCTTGTCTAGTTTAAAATCCAAATAACGCAATCCAAGATCAGCAGAACGAACTCCGAACTTTTTCTGCCACCATGTCAACTTTTCATATTCATCTTGGACGCAACAAGTATGAAGGTGAGCAAGTTCAACTTCCACATAATCTACAAGCAGCGAGAAATTTGCATGTAGCATTCTCATATCAATGTCATAATAACCTGGTTTGAGTTTGGTATCTACAATGTGATACTTATCGGTGAAACGATATCGGAAGAAGTATTTGATATTCCTGTACGCGTCTTTGATATCATACAGCACTTCTTCAATTTTGTCTTTGATCATAATTTGTCCTTTTTAAAAATTCGAGGGAGGAAGAACCTCCCTCGATTCACATATGATTATTTAGAAGTGGGG